ATTGCTTAGCCTTACGCATAGCGAAGTTAAGTGTATTCTGACACATAACACGCACAGGGGTAATTGCAGATTGAACAGCAACAGAACCATCGTGTGAAGTGTAGACTACGAGATAAAGATTGGTAGTATCGTTAGCACCATTAGGGTCAAGAACCATAGTGCGGGGAATTGACATTGTGCCGAATACAACACGACCATTCTTGAGAGAACCTGCACTCTCCCAATAAACATCAGAATTGCCATCGTGCAAATTATCTGCAAACGAGAACAAATCTTCATTCTGAACAGTTTTATAGCGTGAGCCTACAACTGAGAGAACATCCTTTTGTCCTGCTGTATAAGGGTTATCACGCACGACCAAATAGTTATCGGATACAGTAGTGTAATTATCTGCAAGCAGATCAGATACAGACTCTAACTGAACATTCCAATTAGACAACTTAGCACCCTCAAGCATTTGAGCGGTTGTTACTTCTTCATCTTTTGTGAAAACCTTGTTAGCAAAACTATGCCAAGCAGGGTTAGTGCGGGTAGATACAGCAAGAGATACTTCACCAGACTCAACTTCTGAGCGGTGAACTTGCGACATTGGGTTAGTCATATTTTCCTTCTTTCTTGTTAATGTATCCCTATTCTAGCAGAACCCACTGACATTTGTCCATTTCGTAAACCAAGCTTAGGATACATTTGCCCGATATGTCCGAATTTGCCAGGGTGATTAAAATCACTTCGTAAAAGGTGTGTCGTAACTTGACAATGACCAGTCAGGGGGCGCGGCCCATCAAGGATTTGTCAACCCGACACGCCGTTATTTTTTAAATAAATTTATAAGCTTGATCACAGCAATAATAGCCCAGGTATAGCAATGTATACTGAAGACCTGGACCATTAGCTGCATTACCCCACCCCATTTAAATTAATCCAACACGGACCAATAACGAATTCCTAAATTGTCTGAACAGTAACGTGCAACGTCACTATGTGCAGTTTCATTGTAAAAATATTTTACACGTTGGCCCTTGATCGCAACTTTAAAAAATATGTCATCATTGCCATCTTGCCAAACTTTGCATTCATCATCTGCAAACACGGAATGCCATTTGGCATTCCCAACTGGTGGATGCTTAGCCATTACGCCACCTCCCCAATTAAAATATTTGGCTCTTCGGTGATAGTATCTACAACTGAAGAATGCAATTCATTACGCATTCTAGTTAATGCAGACCCAGGCCAACCTGCTGAAAGAATTCTCTTTGCAAGTTTCATCAGATTATAATCAGGATTATTTTTTTCTGCAATTTCTAGCAGAGACTTAGCAAGATCTGTGTTGCCTTGTTCAATATGATACATGGCGGAAATTGTATCATATGCATATCCTTCTCGTTCATTAGTTACTCGTGAAAGATAGTTGACAAAATCAACACATGTCTGCATACCATAATCGGCAGGTAGACCAAGGAAGTAATCACGAATCTGCAGGTCATTATTTACGGCATAGGTAATCGTTAATAGCATACCATCTGATACTTCAATATCGTTGATAAATTGTTCAATTGCAAAATCAATTGTATCTTTGGCTTCGCCACGGGTTAGGGATGTGTTCATTGTTAGTTTCCATTCTTTGGTTGGGTTAAGGATGTTATTGTAGCAGGTACCACTGACATTTGCCATGTGGCTTTCTTGAAATTATCCCAGAGGGTATCCATTTCATTAAACAGATCTTGAGCAGACTTATCAGACATTATTCCCCCTCATCATATTCTAAGGATAGCGGGAAGGAATCAGATTCCATTTCCGCCATCTGATAATAGCACTCAGGGCAGACATAATCATCGCCATAAATATCATACTCTTCTTCAGAGTAGAATACTTCGCTTGTACCGCATACTTCATAGTATAGGCAAGCGACTTCAAAAATAGTTTCATTAGTCATTATTTGACCTCCTCTAGTGTTAGGCATAGTGGGTTGCACTCGCAATAATCAAAATCAAAATCACCATCTGGAGATACCCAGCCAGTAATTCCTTGACCATAGCAAAAATCGCAGGACTTGAAGATACACTCCCAGCAAGTAGAATCGGAAGTATAGGGAGCGTCATATACTGAAATATCAGATAAACGCTTATTGCACTCTTTGCAATATGTGGCAATAGTAGACATTTAATGCCCCTTTCTTTTCTTGATAGTTGGAAGTATACCAGAATCCACTGACATTATCTACTCGTACCCGCCAGTATTTATGAGATTAAAATCACATTCTCAGGGTAAAGTTTGACCAGTCGTAACGGCGTGTCGCCTTGACAGGGGGCGCGGCCCTGCATAATTATGCAACGTTATGCATAATTATTCAAATTTATTTTTATATTTATTTTTGCGTGTATATTTTTTCTTTGACGGAATTGCAGTAGCTGCATTACTACGACGCAATTCTTGAACACGATTTACTTTATTCATTATTTTCTCCCGCAACTTCACGACACTTCTCACATTCTGATTCTATTCCGCCAAGGTGAATTGTTGTTACCATTACTTTCCACCAACTTTTCCGCTACGATAAAAAATCTTTGTGTACATTTTGCCATCAGGCATTGTTAAATTGTAGGTTGCATATTCATTTGCAAATCCCCAATCTGTGCAACGAGCAAAAGAATTGAATGCCTCAAGTGCATCTGCTAATTGAATCATATGGTGAGGGGCTTGTCCATCATAGGCGGTTGTTAGTTTATACATATTATTCGTTCCAATCTAGTGTTACACATTTGCAGGGATTTATAGTAATTGTATCAGATTCCACTGACACTGTTGCAAGAGTATCGCAATCATCGCATATAAATATTGCATCAGACATAGTAAGCCATTTCTGTTAAAAGATGAGCATAGCCATCTTTGTCGGATTTAAGAGATAATTCGCAAGGCTGGCATTCCCAAGCATAGCGAATAGTACCTTTAGTAGAAAATCCACCAAGTGTAGCGATACACATATGGGTCATCTTTTCTGAGCATACTGGGCAATAGGCAGAAATTGTCTGCCCTAGCCCACCAATTTTAATTGTCATTTTAGTCCTGCAATTCTGAGTCAATACCGACATAAACAGTTGTCCAGAAATCAGGCTTTGGATAACCTGTTCCGTTCCACATTGGGCGAACCTTGCAAGCAAACGCAAGATAACCTTCAGGGGTAGAGTGTCGCATATCCTTTCGGAAATCTGCATATTGGATTAGTCCTTGACCTTGTGAGGACTTCACATATTTGCCTTCTAGGGCTTGTGAGATTAGCATAAGTGCTACCTTCTTTCTTTCTTGTTAATAGGGTTATTATATCAGAGCCCACTGACAGTGGGCGGGATTCTCTAGAGGCAGAGAATACACTCACACTTAGGGGCATTTCCACCCAATAGGATTTTTAATAAGGCTATACGCTGGAGCGTAGATAAGCCATAAGCAGACTTACATCCACCATTATTAAAATCGTGGATAATTTGATTTTCTAATTTAGCAGAAATACGCAAGGTTTTTCCGATATTTACATTTTCTAGTGTAGTCATTTTGACCACCTTTCTTTATTTAATCTAATACTCGTATTCTAGCATACCCCACTGACATTATCAAGTTGAAAATGCATACAAATCGGACATTTAAAAAAATATTTTTAAGTGTGACTAGTCATCCAATGGTCAAAGATAAAAATTCATCTCGTAACTCGGCGTGTCGTCTTGACAGACATTCCAGACATTTCTTAATATATCGTAACAAATCGGACATTTTGGACAGGCCGCGCCGCATCGGGCGTGTCGCATATTTATGCAACTTTATGCATAAATAAACGTGAGCAGTTTTAAGAGTTGCTCAGCTCTTTTTTTAATTATGATTTACTGTTTTAAAACATTCATCCCAAAATCTATCCGAGTCAAATCGCTCGTTATCATTTGCAAACATTTCAATAAAATCATTTACGAGATCCTCATACACTTCTAATTTCATTTCAGTGCCATATGAGTTTAAAATTTCAGCAGTTGCAACATAGTCTTTTCTTGTCATCATTTTATTTTCTATTCCTTTTGTTAGTAGATGGCGGGAGTGTCAGTATTAGTGGGCAGTCCCGCCAAGATTTATTATAGCATTACTTAGAAGTTTTTACCATAGCAAAACGCTTTTGACCATTTGCTAGAGTAAGACCAACACGAGTAACAGTTTTGCTAATTGGTGCGAAAGAGTTAATGCGACCAGTTACGCCTGTTGTGCTAGTTGTGAATAAATCTCCGACTTGATAAGTGTATCCGTTAAGTGACATTTTAGTTTTCCTTTTCTTTTTTTCTTTGTTGGGTTTTTTATTGTTGAGCCTTTTTGTGACTTGCTCAGGTCATTTCGGTATTTCCGAAACTTAGAAAGTTACAGTTGTGAAACGCTCTTCACCATCAACGTCAAGAAGTACGAGTGTACGATTTGAGTCCTTTGGTTCAATAGCCTTAATTACGCCTGTAACCTTGCTCTTCTGTGTTGTGAAGAGATCGCCTACTTTGTAAGTCTTATTTTCTAGTGTCATTTATTTTGTCCTTTTCTTTGTTGTTGTTAGTAGTAGTCTACCATAGACCACTGACATTCATTTCTTGTATATTGTTACTGTGCCTTTATAGTAACGTGCAACGTGTATGTGTCGCAGCCCGTGATTAGCAGATCCGTGAGTCTTTGCATTAGCAAGGGCGGGAGTTAGTGATAGCATTAGTGCTAATATAATAATCTTAATCTTCATTATTCTTTCCCCAATCTTTATCGGTTATGAGTTTAGCAGATAGGTACGACACTAGCAATAGCGAAAGAAGTGTAAAAGAGTTAATAGTCATTAGAGAATCTCCAATTCATCAAACTCATCTACTGGGATAAAGGTATCCTCAGATTCATCAGAGTTTAGTTCATCAAGCATTGAGATATAGTTATCTTCTAATTCAGCCCAACGATCTGTGTTGGTATTATCAAACGAGTATGACATTTTGTCACCTTTCTTTAGTAGTTCTTTTCCTTGCCCGATTATTTGCCTACTGTGTAGGGCTCACGGGATTTATTCTTATTTAATTGTTATGACTGGAAGTCTATCAGATAGCACTGACAAAATCAACCCGACACGCCGTTAGCGTGTCTGTGAGTTACGCCACATCTTGACTAGGCTACCATAACGGCGGGCGATTTCAATCGCCTTTGGGTTAGGCTCCATAGCGAGAGGGTCGCTCTGATACTTAGCGTTAAGATATAGAGCCTGATTTACTGATAAAGCAGGGCGGGGAGATGGAGCGAATCCACCAAACTCTAAGCCAAACTCTTTAGCAATATCGGTACGGATTTCATAGTAGTAATTATTTAGTGAAGTCATTTGATAACTTCCTTTCTTTTTTCTGAAGATTAACCTTTAACCTTTCAATAATGAAAGTCTATCAGATACTTTCGGAAAAATCAAGTCGCAAAACGGACAAAATAGGACAAATTAAAAAATATTTTTATCTTTGACTGGTCATTTCTGCCCGTTATGCACCAAATGTCCGAATTTCGGGCGCACTATCCAAAATTAAAAAAAAGTTTTGAAAGATGCATCATCCATTTTAAAATCCCATTCACATTTTTGTCAAAAGTGATTCTTAAAATTAGCTGAGAGGCGGGATTTTGTCAGATATCTAGATCAATATCAGTAATTTTATACTCAGAATAAAAATCCTGAGCTATTCTACGTTGTAAAATGACATATAAAGCCTGGCGGGATATAGAAAGAGCATCCCAATCATATTCATCTAGATAATTTATAGCAATTTGAGCATCATTAGCATCAATTGCATGTTTTCCTTTTAGATCAGAAGCAGAAATTTTATCAAAAACTTTATTTACAAGGCTTAAATCTCTTAAAATTTTGTCGGGAGTCCAAGAATCTTCTCCTCTATCCTTTAATGCTGGATAAATATGGCACGGGGAGATTGCAAAAGAGCCTTTAGTCCATCTTACATGAGGAAATTTAGTCCTAATAACAGATTCTTCTTCTGCATAGTACTCTATAAGTCTTAAAACATCAGAATTTTCATCTTTGATAGCTCTTTTCCATCTGGAATCAGCAATATTCTGTTTTCCATTGCGATTTCTAGATTGTGACATATAAGGAAGGCGGGAAATCAGATCAGAAGGAGCTATTAGCTCTCCATTATAAGACTTTCTCTCTATCTGATAGTTAATTTCATCTATAGCAGACCTTTTAGGACGTTTTTTCTGTAAGATAGTCAATTCTTCATCTGTAAATCCAAAAAGTAGCTCTGTATGCTTATAATGAGCATTTAGACCATATTGTAGATTCTGTAATCCAGATCTAGGAATGATGAAAAAATACTTATCAGTATAAATGTGATAGGTATCTTCTCCAGGAGTAAGCGTAAATTTTATATCGTGACATGTGTCACTCAGATTGAACATCATTTTCTTCATCCTCAAATATAAAAGATGGGGCGGGAGCCAGAACAGTTCCCTGTTCGTGCAGAGAGGCCAATCCTTTGGCATCTGCACCTAGCTTATCCGCAATAATAGAAAGCATATCATAATTACGCATAGACTGTATATACAATGCCCCTAGCAATTCTCTTATATTCTCCAATATAGCACTATCTAGATCTTCTCCCAAATTACCCACCTATAATCTCCTTAGTTATATGATCCCACTTTTTGCCTTCCATTCCCGCCGAATTATTTATAATCAAATCTCCATTTTCGGCGGTATTTAAATACATCCAGGCAACAGGGTGGTCTAATTCTACTTTACCCGCATATATATGATCATTTCCAGATTTGATATGGATCAATATGGCAAAATTGTTTTCTTTCTCATCATGAGGTTCAACATATGCCCGCTCTATATATACTTTTGCCATTTTATGGGTGATTCTTACTTTTTCGGCTCACTGATAAATTAAACGTTCAGCCAAATCACCAGGGGTCACAGTATGGTCAGGAGTACCTGTTAAATCCACTCCAGCGTCCCTGTAAGCCAATGAAACCAATTCCGAGCAGATCAGTCCGTGCTTCATTGCCAGACGCTCTAAGAGGCGAGTATTTGCCAAGAATTTAAGTCCAAGAATTCTAAGGAGTATATTTCCAATATCTAAGAATCCATATGGCTGCCCTACAAAATGATGAGCAGTAGCAACTATCTTGCCACGTGTGGCATCATCAATGCCTTCATGCTGATTCCAGGCAATTTTGGGATATTGATTTGCAAGAGATATGACTACTCCTGTCGGACGAGCCTCAATTATTTGCCCGTCTCCGATATATATGAATGCATGATTCCATCTTGAAATTGTTCCAAACTGAATTAACTTTGCAGCCCATCCAGTTGTTCTAACAACTCCGTAGTCTCCAGTTTTTGGTTGATATCCCATTCATTTATCCTTTTCATCTCATTAATAATATTTTGATAAAGTTGTAAGCCAGCAATTTGCTTATACCCACATGCTGTACAGTATAACACGATTTTGGTATCTTCTTCTTTGTGCATAAGCCAGTACAGAGCCTTTTGGAACTGTCCCGTCTCGTCGTAGTGATCTGGACAGGCGAGAGGTGTTACCCTGCCCGCCTGTGCCAAATTGTAGTATTTTGAAAAGACTTGAATTAGCATGCTAGTGCTATGTTCGCTTTCTTAAATACAGATTGTACGTATTCAAGAACTGATGGATTGCCAGGCATTGGTCGTGACCAGCTTTTGACATTCCAAGCTCTTGATGGAGACAAGTGTGCAGCTACGGCCTGTGCCCAGGTTCCGTAGTGCTTATAAGACCATTGCAACTCTGAAACAATCTTAGCGTCTTGTACCCACGCAGGAGCCTTACAAGGATTTTTGTATCCCATAAAGTTTCCCCACGTACTAGGCATGTATTGGTAAGCCCCACATGCACTGCTTGAATAAGAATGACGAGTGTACGCACCAATGCCACCAGTTTCCTGTGACTTAATAGCGTTTGCCAGTCTTGATATGATTACCCGCTTGTCTACTCTTGATATTGAATTTAGCTTTAAGCTATATGCGGGCATTAAAAAATTGCTTCTAGTAGTACGATCATTAATTAAATAAAGAGTTTTCTTTTTTATCTTTACTTTATTATTAATATATTTAATATATATAGTATCTTTAATATTAACTAAATTACTATATTTATTAATATATAATATATTACTATTATACACAACATTTCCTGCCGTTAATGCATTTGCTGCATTATTTCCAGTAATAAATAGTGTGAGAATTGTCACACATATCATTAACCACGTTGTTCTCATCCTTGTTTTGTTCTCATTGTTCATTTTGAACCTCCTTGAGGAAAGAGTAGTAAAATCTATCGTACCATGATACAATAAGAAAAACAAGCGGAACGGGAAATAATTGAAGGTTTCATGGACTGGTGCTCCTGAGCATATGGATAGAAATGTGGGATATGGAGAAGCTTCCTACCATATTTTTAAACAATTAAACAATGCAGGCATAGAATGTCTAGTTAAATCAAAAGAGCCAAATATTGGAATTTCTTTTATTCAACCAGATAAATATACGTTTGGCGTAGATCAATATAAAATTGGCTATACACCTTGGGAATCTACTGATGTTTTTAGAAGTTGGAAAAAACCATTAAATAATGTTATAGATGAACTTTGGACAACATCTGAATGGTGTGCTGATGTATTTTCTAAACATACCAATAAGCCTATCTTTGTTTATCAACATGGAATATTAGATGATTGGATTCCTAAGAAAAGAGAACTCAATCCCTCCCGCCCTTTTAGATTTTTGCATATTGGAGAGCCATTTTTTAGAAAAGATGGTCAGTCAGTAGTTGATGCTTTTATTAGTGTATTTGGTGATGATCCAAATTACGAATTGGTATTAAAGTGTACTGGAATGAATACCACTAGAATTTTTGATAAAGAGACGGGGCATGTGAAAGGTTCCCCTGGAGCTTTTTATAAAAACATTATAACTATTGAATCTATGTTATCTCCAGAGCAGCTAAATGGCTTGTATGACTTATGTGACGCATTTGTTTATCCAAGTTGGGGTGAGGGCTTTGGATTTAACCCATTGCAAGCTATGGCAAAGGGAATGCCTGCAATATCAACCCATGACTGGGCCCCATATGCAAAATATATTACAGCCCCTATAGATTCAACTATAGTTTCATCCCCTTGGCCTACAACACATCCAGGAATGATGATGAAGCCAGATTATTCTCAACTGAAATTTTATATGAAAAATATTACTGAAAACTACGAAGCATATAGTGACATAGCTTACAAAAATTCATTTTTGATCCACAAAGATTACAACTGGGAAAAAGTTTCTAAACCAGCTATCCAAAGGCTCAAACAAATTCAAAAGTCCAATTTTTAAAAAAATACTGTGGTACACTTAATCTCTAAATCTAAAAAATCCAAGGAGCAACATGTCTAATACAATTGAAAACCCATATGAAAACTTTATTGCACTCTCTCGCTATGCCCGCTGGCTAGAAGATGAGAATCGTAGAGAGACATGGGGTGAAACCGTAGACCGTTACTTTAAGTTTATGGTTATTCAGTTGCGTGAGAAACATGGATATGTTCCAGATGACAAGATTCTTGCAGAACTTCGTGATGCTGTGTTTAACAGAAATGTTATGCCATCAATGCGTTCTGTTATGACAGCAGGTGCAGCTCTTGAGCGTGAGAATGTTTCTGGATACAACTGTGCATTTCTTCCTGTAGATAATGCTCGTTCATTTGATGAAGCAATGTACATTCTTATGTGTGGTACAGGTGTAGGATTCTCTGTTGAGTATAAATACATCAACAAACTACCGTCCCTTCCTGAAACACTTGAGAAGTCATCAACTACAGTTATTGTTGGAGATTCAAAAGAAGGTTGGGCAAAAGCTTATCGTGAGTTGTTAGGTCTTTTGTGGGCAGGTCAGATTCCACAGATTGATATTAGCAAGGTTCGTCCATCGGGTGCTCGTCTAAAGACAATGGGCGGAAGATCATCTGGTCCACAACCACTAGTTAATCTATTTGATTTTACAATTCAAGTATTTAAGGGTGCTCTTGGTCGTCAGTTAAAGCCAATTGAAGCACATGACATTATGTGTAAGATTGGTGAAGTAGTTGTAGTAGGCGGAGTCCGTCGTTCTGCAATGATTTCACTTTCTAACATTAATGATATTGAAATGGCACAGGCAAAGGCTGGTAATTGGTGGGAGAAAAACTCTCAACGTGCTTTGTCAAATAACTCTGTAGCATATTCTCGCAAGCCAGAGATGCAACAGTTTATTGCAGAATGGAAGTCTCTATATGACTCAAAGTCTGGAGAAAGAGGAATTTACAATGTTGCAGCAGCACAAGCACAAGCGGCAAAATATGGCCGCAGATCATCGGAAATTCATTATGGG